CTGGTGTGTGGAGCGTTTTCTCATTTCCACCGCCGGTAATTCTTGCCAATTCGGTGATAGTTGTGCCAGCAGATTCCTACCTGGAGCCGCAAAATAATTCAAGGGCTACCATCAATTGCATGGCCAATTTTAAGATCCTGTTAGTTGTACCTTACTTAGATAACCAAGGCAATTTATCAAACATCGAAGAATTTATGGTTGCCATGTTTAATCTTATGGCTACATCAAATTTAGTCTATAACATCGGCGCATTTTCAGGCCCTACTATGCTAGATGCACCATCTGGGCAAATGCTCACTACTGAAGTATCCGTATCTATTCTAACAACTTGGAGCTAATCATGGCACTAACAGATGAAGAAAAAGCATTTTTAATCAAGATAGGCCAAGATTTGCCTATTGAAGTTAAAGAAACCAAACCAAAAGAAACACTACAAGAAAAGGATGAGGCATAAGCGATGGCCGTTTATTTAAGTAATGGAGTAGTGGTAACGCTTAATAGTGTGGCCCTATCCGATCACGTTACAAGTGCAACAATTAACCGCAGCTTTGATGAGCTAGAGGTTACAGCTATGGGCGATACAGCTCATAAGTTTGTAAAAGGTCTAGAGGCTAGCACTATTACACTTGACTTTCTAAGCGACACAGCTGCCGCTAATGTCAATGCAACTCTGCAAGCCGCCTGGGGTACAACAGTAGCTCTAACACTAAAGCAGACTAGTGCCGCAGTATCGGCAACTAACCCGCTATACAGCACTACAATTTTGGTAAATAACACTACAGACATTAACGGCGCAGTAGCCGATATTGCCACACAGTCAATTACCTTTACCTGTAATTCAGCAATCGTTATTACTACTTCATAATTAACCAAACAAAGGGGCTAAGACAATGGCACAACTTAAAATAACAAGGGCTGACGGATCGGTATCTGAGCATCAGATAACACCGCGTATTGAGTATGCCTTTGAGCTATACGCTAAAAAAGGCTTTCATAAAGCTTTTAGAGATGATGAAAAGCAATCAGATGTGTACTGGCTAGCCTGGGAGTGCATACGCACTAGCGGCGAAACCGTACCCGTCTTTGGGGCAGCCTTTCTAGACACCCTGGCTAAGGTTGAGGTGCTAGACGATAACCCTTTGGAGTAGTGGGGCGCGGTAACTTTGGTTACCTCATAGCGCAGCTAGCCGTTGAAACAGGCATCGCGCCCCAGACTTTACTAGATTTAGATAGCGTAATGCTAGCTAATATATTGCAGGTGTTAAAGGATCGAGCAAAGGAGATGCAAAGTGCCAGTAGAGGTAAGAGGCGCACTTGAACTCCGCAAAGCTATTAAAAAGTTTAGCCCTGACCTGGCAAAAGAAACCCGCAAAGAGTTAGCAAACCTATTAGCCCCTATAGTTAAAAACGCTAGAGGCTTTATACCTGCCGAGGCTCCGCTATCGGGCTGGGGCGAAAGTACAGAGAACGCGTTATGGACTAAAAAGAATAGATTATGGGATACAAAAGCTGCTAAAGCTGGCATAGGTTATAAGACCACACCATCAAAACCTAATAGGCAGGGCTTTAAGGCCCTAGCCCGTATATTTAATGCAAGTGCGGCAGGTGCTATTTATGAGACTGCAGGCCGCGTTAATCCTCAGGGTCGCAGACAAAGTACAGAGATTACTAAAAAGAAAAGTTACTACGAGTACACCTACATACGCAGAGGTACTAAAAAAGAGTCTGCCAGTATCAACCCTAATGCGGGTAAGCAATTTATAGATGCTATTAACGAGGACGGCTTAATAGTAGATGCTAATAATCAGACAGGGGCAGGGCGCAGGTCTAATAAAATGAAGGGCCGTGCCATATTTAGAGCCTGGAAAGAGGACGGCGGTAAGACTAACGCCGCTGTGTTAAAAGCTATAGAGGGCTCAAAGATAAAATTCTATAACGCTATGGGAGTTAAGTAATGGCGGCCCTTGATCCCAGCGTAGTAATAAATATAGCCGCTGAGTACACAGGTAAAAAGGCTTTTACGCAGGCCGATAAAGCCACGCAACAACTCAGTAGAAGCGTAAAAAACTTAGCTAAAGGCTTTGGCCTCATCTTTGGCGTACAAGCTGCTAAACAAGCCGTACGCGCCTTTGCCGCCGATGATAAAGCTGCTAGAACGCTATCTAAGACCTTAGATAACTTAGGCCTAGCCTTTGCTGATCCTGCTACTAAAACTTTTATAGCCGACTTAGAGCGACAATATGGCGTACTTGATGACCAACTCAGGCCAGCCTTTCAGAAACTTATTACTACTACAGGCGATTTTAACAAGTCACAGGATTTATTAAAGACCGCACTAGACCTCAGCGCGATGAGTGGCATAGATGTAGTAAGCGTGGCAGGTGATTTATCAAAGGCCTATGCAGGTAACACTCGCGGCCTTATGAAGTACGGGCTTGGCATATCTAAAGCCGAGCTAGCTACAATGAACTTTGACGAGATACTAACTCAGGTAGCAAAGGTAAGTAGCGGCCAGGCACAGCTTGCAGCCGATACTCTTTCAGGATCAATAGCTAAACTATCGGTAGCTAGTGCTAATGCCGCTGAGTCACTAGGTAAAGATTTAATACAGGCCCTTACAACTCTAGGCGGCGCGGGTGGACTACCTAAGACCTTAGGCCTTATCGAGTCAATAGCTAGCGCAATAGGCGATGCCATAGTGGGCTTTAGCCGTTTGATACGGCAGATAGATATTATTACTAGCAGCGGTAGCCCTATAGAAATGGTTAAGCGGCTAGCAGCCTTTAGAAAGTTATACCAGGCCGAGGATGCTGCTCAGCGTATGGCAGAAAGTGGCGGCGGTGGTTTTAGCTCTTACCAATCTAAAAAAGCCGCCGATGCTCTAGCCCTAAAGTCTGCTAAGGCTCTAGCTGCAGAGGCTAAAAAAGCTGCAGCTGCAGAGCTAGCAAAGACTAAAGCTAAAAAAGACCAGGCGGCCCTAGATAAGGCAGCGCTAGCCCTGGGTAAAGGGCAAAACGTTTTTGATATGGATGCTATACAACTTAACGCCGCAATGCTTAGCTCTACCGAAGCGCTAGGCAAAGCCACCTCGCAAACTCAACTACTTAGTATTGCTAACGATTTAGCACGCCTGACTATTAAGCAAGATATGTTAGTCCTGGAAGATGCTATAGCTGCTAAAGATGTAGCAGGGGCTACGGCAGCGGCTAAAAAACTAAACACAGATATAGCCATATTAGGTACTTTAAGTAATCAATCATTAAAATTGGCTGATATTAAAACTATATTAGAAAGTTTTGTACCCAAGAGTTTAATAGACCTGGCTAACCTTGATGCAGCTATAGCAAAAATAAAGGCACTTAACGCGTTGCAAGGTATTCAAATTATTGTACCCGCTGCGGCTAAAGGCGGCGGTGCAGGAGCAGGAGCAGGAGCAGGTGCAGGTGCTGGGGCTGGTACAACGGGGGCAACAGGCGGCAAGTTAGGCACAATAACCCAAGCCGAAACTACACTTTTATTACAAACTGCACTAGGTACGGATGCACTCTTTGAGTATTGGGATGCTGCAACGGCAGCGGCTAACGCTGCAGCCGATTTACTAGATTATCAAAATGCACAAAATGAGGCAGCTTTTAAGGCTAGCTCTTTATACAACGCTGGCTCTACTCTTAACTTTAACGCACCTATCTATACTATATCCGATGCTGAGTTTGCAGCCAATGTACAAAGGGCTATACAAAATAACAATAGGTTTGGCAATAACCTAGACTATGCAGGTGGCATAGGGTGAGCATCCCAGTAGTAAATGCTTTTATTAACTTTAGTACGGGGCCTAGTTTTGCTCAAGCGATGATATTAGACCAAGGGCTATTAGATACTAATATATTGGCCGATGCTGCTAGCGTTATTGTGGATGTAAGCGATGTAATAAATAACATAACTACACAGCGAGGCCGTAACGCACAGGCCGACCAATTCCAAACAGGTAGCCTAAGCCTGCGTATTGTGGATCAAAATGGAGATTTTAACCCGCAAAATGTAAATAGCCCTTATTACACTTATTTAACACCTATGCGTAAAGTGCAGATAACGGCTACATATCAGGCAACTACTTATCCTATATTTATGGGTTACATTACAAGTTACTCTACAACTACACCCCAAAATGCTAACGATGTGGTTTATACCACGATAGAGGCCGTAGATGCTTTTAGACTGGCCCAAAACGCTCAGATAGCAACGGTGGCAGGGGCAACGGCAGGAGATTTAAGCGGCACTCGCATTACCCAGCTGCTCGACACTATATCTTGGCCTAACTCGATGCGGTCAATTTCAAGCGGGCTAACTTCCGTCCAGGCTGATCCTGGTAGCCAACGCACAGGCCTAAGCGCTATGCAGGTAATAGAAACTTCGGAGTATGGCGCTCTCTATGTAGATGCCTCGGGAAGTTTTATTTTTCTTGATCGGTCTATTACGGCCTCATCTGTAACAGGTACACCCGTGCTATTTAACGATAACGGCAGCGATATTTCTTACTCTAATGCCGTTTGGATACTAAACGATGTCCTAGTTTATAACCAGGCCAATGTGACCCGCACAGGCGGCACGGTACAAACGGCTAGTAACCAGGCCAGCATAGATAAATACTTTTTACATAGCTATAACCAGCAAAACCTACTTATGCAGACCGATGCCGTTGCTCTGCAATACGCCCAAGCCTATGTTGCCAGTAGGGCTGAAACTACCGTGCGATGCGATGCTATAACCCTTGACCTCTACACGGCTAACTACAACGCTGGCATTATTGCAGCCCTCGACCTTGATTACTTTGACCCTGTAACTATTACAACTACCCAGCCAGGGGCCTCGACCTTGACTAAAACCCTACAGGTGTTTGGCAAGGCTATGTCAATCACGCCTAACTCCTGGCGTGTAACTATGACTACCCTGGAACCAATAATTGATGCCTTCATCCTTGACAGCGCGTTATACGGGCTTTTAGATACCAATGTACTATCCTACTAATATGAAAGAGAGCAAGTAAATGGCTAAACAGACCTTTACAACGGGCCAGGTACTAACGGCGGCTCAGATGACGAGCCTGCAACAAACGGCTATGGGCGGTGGATCAACTACGGCCAAGACTGCCAGTTATGTCCTAGTGGCTGCCGATGCTGGAACAGTTGTACAGATGAACAGCGCAAGTGCCACAACCATCACGGTTAATACCGCGCTCTTTGCAGCGGGTGACACTGTGCAAATACAGAATGTGGGAAGCGGCGTATGCACTGTGACAGCCGGCACGGCAACAGTAAGCACGGCAGGATCGCTTGCCCTTAGCCAATATGAGGGTGGCCAACTTTACTTTAATACAACAAGTGCGGCTCTATTCTTTGACATAGTACAGAGCAGCGGTATGACTAACCCAATGACAACAACGGGCGACATTATTTATTCATCTAGCGGATCAACTCCTGCCCGTCTCGGTATCGGTACTACTGGCCAAGTGTTAAATGTGGCAAGCGGATTACCAGCCTGGGCTACGCCTGCAAGTAGCGGTTCTACATTATTAGCCTATGCAACTGATTCCTACGGCTCTAACTATTCAACTACTTCTACTTCCTTTGTAGATGTTAATGCCTCATTATTCGTCTTGACTTTTACGGCACCATCAAGCGGGGCAGTAGTTTTGCGAGCAAGTATGCCAATGGAGTTTGTAGGTTCAGGGCAAGGTTCCTATAATTGGCGCGAAAGCACAACGGATTTAACTGGCTCAGATTTTAAACTATCTACAAATGGCAGCGTTGATTCTGTTGCAAGGACTGTAAGTTGGTCGTGTCGTCTTGGTGGCATTACTGCAGGTTCACACACTTACAAGCTAGGAATGAAAACGAGCGACGCATCAACAACATTGTACGGATACACAAACAGCGCAAGATACATTTTAGAATGTTGGAGTGCATAAAATGAGAATAGAAGAAGCCCTGCAAGCATTACGACCAGCCGCCGAGTGGGTTCTACGCGGTGATACTTATGATGACATTGAATGGTTAGACAAAGTGCAGACAAAGCCAAGCCAAGAAGATGTCACGGCGAAAATGGCCCAAGAGTTACCTAATCCAAAAGCAGCATTATTAGCCAAACTTGGCATAACTGCCGATGAAGCAAAACTGCTACTGAGTTAATGCTAACGAGTTACAACGGCTGGCCTGCATCAAAGGATCAAGCCGAAATAGGCATTAAGTCCTATGCCGTACCTGGCACGCTCATTAAGCTACGTTGCGCCGAGAAGGTAGCACCGCTTTTAGTAGGCTTTGCCGCAGAATTTCATAATTTAATAGAGCAGTTAGATGTAGGTAGCCTTGACGATTGGGGTTATGCCTTTAGGATGGTGCGAGGCACTACAGATAAGTTAAGTAACCACGCAAGCGGCACCGCTATAGACCTCAACGCGACTAGGCACCCTCTAGGTGCTGCAGGCACCTTTGAACCAGGCAAGGTACCGATGCTAAGAGCGCTTACTAAAAAGTATGGCTTGACTTGGGGCGGAGATTACAAAGGCCGCAAGGATGAGATGCACTACGAGATAAGTTTAGATGCAGCTAAAGTGGCGGCACTAATAACTAAATTAGGGCTAGAAAAGAGCGAGTAAATGAGCGATATACAGCAAGCCAATATACCTGCAAGTACCGTAACTCTTTTGGCCTCAGCGGCAAGGACTACAACAGCTGCGGGTACAGGCGTTACAGGCTTTGCAGCGGCAAGGCAATTAGTCTTACAATTACAGGTAACTGCAGCAAGTGGCACAGCCCCTACACTTGATGTAGTAGTGCAAGATACAACCGATGGCACTAACTACAACACCATAGCTACCTTCACACAGAAAACAGGGGCAGCGCGTGAGGTAATACGGGTTACAAGCGCTTTTACAGATAACCTAAGGGTGTCATACGAGATAGGCGGCGTCACGCCATCTTTTACTTTTAATGTTATTACTTGGGCGGACTCAAATTGAGCGCGCAACTTAAGGCCGCTGGCCTGTCTTATTTACGCGCAGCTGTATCGTGTGTAGGAGCGCTGTATATTTCAGGTATATCCGACCCTAAAGTGCTAGCTAATGCTTTTATAGCTGGGCTTATTGGGCCGCTAATGAAGGCACTACAGCCAAACGAGAAGCAACTAGGCATAGGCTCTAAGTAGATGGAGGCGCAGGCGTGGGTAGCTTTAGTCTTGGGGGTTATAGCTATCCTGTCTGCGCTCTATGCAGCTCTGCGCTATCTTGTAAAGGCGATACTGGCCGAGCTACTACCCGATAATAACGGGGGCCATAACCTGCGAGGCCGTGTGGATCGCATCGAGGCACAGGTAGACAGGATTTACGAGCTACTTATAGAAAACAAACTATCGCGCTAGCGTGTCGGTTTGCGATATGTCAGCCCTGGGGTTCATACTAAACCTACAACGCCGAGGGGCTACTCGGATAGTGCAGCCTTATCGGCCCAAACAAAGGGCTAATTATGATGGTAGATATATCGTTAATTGTACTTGCTGGTATCACGCTAGTTTTATGGTGCATAGTATGTTGGACTGTAGGTTTTAAGGCAGGTAAGCAAGAGGGATACACAGCTGGATATATGAAGGGGCGCAATAATGCCCGCAGCTCGGTGGCTACAAAATGAGTGGCTTTTTAGATAATTATGAGCTAGCCAATGACACCATTAAACGATTTTGGGTTGAGCATCCTACTGGGCGTATTCTGCCTATTATTGTGGATATTGACTTAACTGCAGGCTGGGTACTGTTTAAGGTTGAGGTGTACCGTGAGTACGAGGATCATCAACCTAGCGCAATAGGTCACGCATACGGCAACGTCACTTACTACCCTGCCAATATGCGCCGATGGTTTATAGAAGATTCAGAAACTAGCGCAATAGCCAGGGCGATAAAGCTACTTACACCTAGCGCCGAGAGGCCTAGCCGTGAAGATATGCAAAAGGTAGAGGCGTTAAAGCCAATGCCTGATAATCAAGACTTTTGGGCTACTAACCCTGCAGCTGCAGCTATACCTACACTAGCCGAGGCTGTAACTACGCTGGCTACCTCAATGGGTGCAGTAGTCGAGCCAGGTGTACCTCATTGTAATCACGGGGCGCGAGTGTGGCGCACAGGAGAAAAGAACGGCAAGGCTTGGGGTAACTATGGCTGCACAGAAAAGAGCCGCACTAACCAATGCGCGCCCTACTGGTATGTATTAACCAGCGATGGAAGCTGGAAGCCTCAAGTATGAGCCGATATATGGAGATTATTAACATAAGCTCGATGACAGGCCAGCTACTTGATGAGGGCGAAGTTATAGCAAAATACAAGGTAGAAACCTGCGATAAGTGCGCTCGCATTACTCAACTAGATATGTTTGGCTATCAAAAGAGCGACCCGCAAGAAAACGTCATATGGTTCTGTAAAGATTGCCGATGATGGACACCGAGCAGGAGTTATTTAATTACATTAAAGGGCGCTACCTAGAGGATTTAGTAAAAAGCGAGCACCCCTATGAGTACCACGATTGCACTAGCACCCTATACAGGCTACATATAGAGCTAAAATGCAGGCATAAGCATTATGAGGATTTAATAATTGAGAAGGATAAGTATGAGTCCCTAGTGCAACAGGCAGAACGCTTGGGCTTTACACCCTTTTACGTCAATGCAACGCCTAAGGGCATCTATGCCTTTAACCTACGTAAAATCACAGTTAAATGGACTACTAAAAAACTACCCCTAAACTCAGAGTTTGAGGATCAAGGGCTGGTAAATAAGACCGTAGCCCTACTGCCCGTAGGCCAGGCTGTGCAGCTATGAGCGATTACATACGCTTTGAGTGCAGAAAGTGTAAGAAAATAACTAATCAGGTAGAGCGCATAGTGACCGATAACCTGCCGCCTAATGTCAAGGTGCTCGAGTGCAGCTTATGTGGGATTATGGGCGTGTGCCTGTTAGAGGCTACCGATGCTTAAAATAGGCTCACTTTGTACGGGTTATGGCGGCCTTGATATGGCAGTTGAGGCCTACTATGAGGCCGAAACTGTGTGGGTGTCAGAGTTTGATAAATACGCTAGTAAGGTCATAGAGGCAAGAATAAATAAGCCTAACTTAGGTAACTTAAAAGTAATTAACTGGGCTGAATTAGAGCCTATAGACATATTAACCGCAGGTTATCCGTGTCAGCCGTTTAGTCACGCAGGACTTAGAAAGGGTGTAGAAGATGAAAGACACTTATGGCCGTATATCAAGACAGCCATTAGCACATTACGACCCAGTTACGTCATCTTGGAAAACGTACGAGGACATTTTGGACTTGGGTTTAGAGAAGTCCTCGGCGACTTTGCCTCTATCGGGTATGACGTGCGATGGACTCTTATACGAGCTAGTGACGTTGGAGCGCCCCATAGGCGAGAGCGACTATTTATCCTTGCCTACCCCAATAGCACACGATGGCCACGAACCAAGTCCTGCGACGTTCAAACGCAACAGCCCTGGGATAGCGGCAATAATTCTAATGAATATACGAACACCGACGGCCAGCGATGCAATCTGGGACAAAACTACGGCAACGAGGTCGAATATCAAGGGCAATCACAACTTATCGCTAGCGGACTGGTCGAAACAATTACTACCTACACCGATGGCAATACACGTACGCAACCACGACGAGCCAGTGGAGAATTACGAGCAGAGAGTACAGGACTACAAAGAGGGCAAAACAAAGGGCAAGTTGGGGGCGAGTCTAGGGGTAGCGCTGAGGCTATTTCCGACACCGACGACGGGCGAGGGGTCAGGACAATGCCGAGATTATCGCAGCGATATGACCCACGCAGCTCAATGCACCTGCAAGAAATACCGTCTCCATTGGATCAAGGTAAATTAAATGTAAAGTTTGTCGAGTATATGATGGGTTTGCCTAATGGATGGGTAACAGATATAGACCTGCCACGCGCTCAAATGCTAAAGATATTAGGTAATGGCGTAGTACCTCAACAAGCTTATAGAGCTTTAGAATTGCTCAATAATGTTAAATAGTTATCCACAGAAGTTATCCACAGAGGGTGTGGACAAACCGACACACCGCCCTGACCAGCACTTATACACTTACCTATTGACACTTGCGGTACGCTGGTTAGGCGCTGCTGGCCCTGAAAGGCTGAGGCCAAGCAAGCGTAACCCTCTAGTAGCCAAACTATGCTTACTAATAAGCGCATTACTAATCATTAACACACAAGAGGCAAGAGCATATAACCCATCCATAGAGGCCTATAAACTTTATGCTCATATGATGGTAGGCAGCGATAAACGATATAGATGCTTAGTAGAGCTATGGGATCGTGAGAGCCATTGGAACCCTAAGGCTGATAACCCTCAGAGCAGCGCATACGGGATACCTCAGCTATTACATATGACTACTACTAATCCATATAGACAGATAGAGTTAGGCATAAAGTATATTGATAACAATAAGTTATACAAGGGTGATACTTGTAAAGCATTGGCTAGACATAAGAGAATAGGTCATTACTAATGGCTATGGCAGGTGATCCCAGGTTAAAGCGCGCCTATCGTGATGGCTTTCGTACGCGCATACTGCAGCGTGATGGCTATGTGTGCTTCTATTGTGGCCAAGATGCAGACCAAGTGGACCACATAATACCCATATCTAAAGCGCCTGAGCTAGTAGTAAATGCTGATAACGCTGTCGCTTGTTGCAAGCGCTGTAATACAAGTAAGGGTAATAGGTCACAGGGGCTTTTTTTAGCCAAGAGCGCTAC